CGGTCGAGTCAGAACCGAACCGTGCAGGGTCAACGCCCACAATAATAGGGGCGGATAGGTCTTTAAGTCGAGCTCTTCGCATGGCTTCGTCCACAATAGAGGATGAAATAAACTGATCATCACCCGCAGACGGAAAGTCACCGTAGACCTCAACCGCCGCTTGTGATGAATCGGCGCCATATTCGTCGATGATCTGCTGATAGACGGCTTTGTCCGTACCCTCAACCGTTCTTGCGTCCACAATTTTGGTGTTCCAAAAGTCACGCTTGGAGTTGTGGCATTCGTAGAAGTAGCCGGTGTTGCGGCGCGGGTTGGAGAACGCCAACCAAAAGCGGTTAGGCGTGTTCTCAGTAAAGAAGCCCGCAGTCACCGCCCAAATAGCGTCATCAATACCGCTTGCCTCATCAAAGATCACCATCACGCCGTCGTAGTTGTGAACCCCCGCATAAGCGTCAGGGTTCTCGCTTGACCAAAGCCGTCCTTCCACCGACCAATAACGTGTGCCTTTCTTTAGGTCACGCTCAACCAACTCGGTAATCCATTTAGCGGGCATGAGCCGCGTTGCGCTAACTTCAAACCAATGTGAGTTGAGTGACATGGCGAGCCACTTTGTAATCTCTGCCCAGGTAACCGATCGTAACTGTGACTCAGAGTTTGCCGAAATAATGGTGGTAGAGCCAATCCGTGTAGAAAGCATCCATAAGGTGAGCCAACTGACCAACGCTGACTTGCCAATACCGCGACCGGATGATGTCGCCATCCTGAACGTGTCAAAGTCAACCTTGCCGTTGTTTTGCTTAATGTGCGCGGTCAGGTCTTGCAGTACTTCGCGTTGCCAACGGCGTGGGCCGGAGAAGTTTTCTAAGGGCGTACCCTTTTGACCCCAGGGGAACGCATAAAGTACAAACGCTAGTGGGTCATCCTTGATCTTGGGTGACCAAAGCGCTGACATTAGGCGCATCTCTTCGGCGGCGCTGTATTGTGTCGTCTGCATCCGTGGGTTCCATATCTATAGTTAACCGTTGTTCGGCTTGCTCAAGCGCGGTGATGATGCTGATCTGTTGCGTCACATCGACTTGCACTTGCTGCTTGGCGACCCAATCGTGCTTGTGTTTCAGAAACTCTAGCGCCATCTTAGCGTCGCCGCCAACGGCTGCGTCATACACGACTTGCGACATAGTCGCTTCCGCTTCCGCGCGGCCTTGCATGGCGGCAAGTTCGACAACAGGGTCTAGCTGGCAGAGTTTACGAAACTCCTCGGGCATCATGCCAGCCCTTAATGCTAGGGCGTCGTTGGACAGGCCTAACTTCGCGGCTTCGTAGACGCGCAACAAACGCGACTCGGTGGCGCGGACTTCGCGGGGTGTGAAGTGTAGAGATAGCATTTTGCGATTGTAGGTCATGTAGGCAATTTATTATATAAAAAAATTTTGTTGGCATAACCTCCGCTAGCTAGGGCTCCTCGCAGGGCCCTCCCCCCCTACCCCCATGCACTCAAAAATGCTTAATGCCACAAGGCCTGGGCTCACTAAGTCTTAGGTTGTTGGACAACCAACAAGCTCACTAAGTCTTAGTCAAGCTCACTAAGTCTTAGTGCCAAATACTCACTAAATCTTAGCACCTGGTACTCACTAAGTCTTAGGATTATGTGCATACTAAGTTTAACTTGTAGGCAATGTAGGCAATGTAGGCAATGCCCACAAAGTCCAGTGGCCTGCTACGTTGTGCGCGTGCCAACTGCGCCGACATATATACTGCTGTACGTATATACAGTATATTTAAAATCTTACTATCTAATCTAATAAATAACCCTCATTACCCTACAAAGCACATAAACCGATAATTTATAAGGCATTTTCTGAAAGCACTTCGCGCCCTTTTGCGTTGCCCTTTCATTACCCTGAAGTGCCCTACATTTTGTGAGCTTTTGTGAGCTTTATGCTATAAATAGTTGTACAAAGCTATAAATTCATGTACAATAGAATCTCAGTTAAACAACTAAGGGCACAAAATGTTAACCAAAGCAAACCTAAAACAATTAGTAATCCTAAAACAAAGCCAGGCACTTGGTAACACCGGCGCCATCGCGCGCGGCCTGTCATTTATGATTCGCGCATCATTACGTAAAACTGAACAGGCCGAGCTGCGCACGTTGGCCGCGCAGTTTGGCGTGACTAACCATCCCGATTTTATTTGCTAAATACAACCGGCCGCGCAAGCGGCCATTACTCTAAGGGTTCAATATGTCTAAATTCAAACTTAATTTTAAAACTGACGTCGACGAATGCGAAGATGGCTATATGGTTTTCCTGCCGTGTGGTTGGCGTTGGTGCGACGATATTGTGCACGTTCGCGGGTTTGATACCGTGGCCGAGATTCGCGCAGCCGTTAAAACTGATGTTGTGCCCTGTATTTGCCGCGAATGCGCGCCGGCTGCCGAGCCCTTTTCCGCTGCCGCTAACTTAAAAGGTGCCTAATATGTCTAAATTTTCCGATATCGTCGCAGCTTTACTTATGTGCCTGGCTTTGTTGCTGGCTTGCTTTATCTAAACTTCACTTCACTAAGGTTAAAAAATGAAAATCACAGTTAAAACATTACCCCTATTTGCTGCGCTCGAGTGCGCGGCCAAAAAAGATATTCGGTATTACTTGCAAGGTATCAATATTCAGATCAAGAAAATAGGCGTGGGAATGGTTTACGGTACCGATGGTCATATACTTTTTGCGGGCCAATTGCCTTATGAGGGCGACTATTGCCCACCAACGCTCAATCTCATTATCCCCACAGATGCGGTTAAACGCTTAGACAAAAAAGCCGAGTTTACAGATCTCGAGTTCGACGGCCAAAATTATCTTTTAGGTGGCGCGCGCTTTGTGCCCGTCGACGGCCGTTATCCTGATATTGGTCGCGTTATCCCCGATATTGACCATAACACCGAGCAAGCGCCAGGCACTTATAACCCTGATTTATTGGTGCGCGGTCGCGCGGCCCTGTCGCTGTATCTCGGTGTTAAGCCCAAAGACACGTTTAATTTCATTCAGCGCGGCTCTGATAGCGCCGTAATGCACGCCGGCGTTAATACTTGTTTAGTGGTTGTAATGCCCATGCGAGCCGGCCATGAGGCGCCGTACGCTGGCTTTAACCGCGATTTCATGTAGCACCACTCGGGCCCGCGCAAGCGGGCCATAAACTTCACTAAGGTAGATAAAAATGACACAACGTATTACTGATAAACAATTAGACTCACTTTGTGAGTATCTCAACACTATTACAAAAAGCCCAACGGCGCCCTGGGCCAATGGCCGCGCCAACGTGGGCAATTATCATATCTCGCACGCGTACGGTGGCGTTTGCTTGCATCGCCACGTTAACGAAGGCGGTGGCATTACTTGCCCGTTAAGTAATGGCCACAGCACAAAGCGCGAGCTTTACAACGCTATGCAAGCGTTTATTAAAGGCCTGGAGGTGACATTATGAAATTCGACCATTACACCTATACCCTGGCTGACCATTGGGCCAGCGCCATTATCAACGCCGATTACACGGGCCTAGATGATGCGGAAGAAAAACAGTTAACCGAGTGGTTAGCAGAAAACCATAAACCTCAAGGTCATTGGGATATCGAAGGCGACGACGAAGGTTATTTTGCCCGCGATGAAATAAGCGGCTTGCACGCTAACTGTATTACGGTTCGGCAATATTTCCCCATTGAGGTGGCGCCATGAAATTAGCCTATCACGCTAAAAACGACAACCACGGTTGGCACCACATTAAAACGGCGCCTATTAGTTGTCCTGAATGGCACGACGCCGACCGGTGGGCCTATAACTTTATGATTGATAACGGCGAGCAAGTGTTAACCATTGGCTGGAATATGTACCAGTTAATCAACGATAAGGCCACAACATGAAAAACTATGTAATTTTATATCGCATTGAAAGCATACAAAGCCCATTAAACGCGCCGTTTTCCTTTCAGGCATGGGCCGAGGATACCGAGCACGCCGAGGAACAATGCCTAAACGCTTACCCTGATTGTGACGTTGTTTGGGTGTATCAATGCGAACACGGCACCGGCCTTGCTGATGCTTTAAATAATTATTACACCGAGGGGCTAACATTATGAAATATAAAACAGGCCAGCCGGTCGACGTGGGCGACGTTGTGCACGTTCGCAACCGTGCCTATACAGTCTACTCAATAGGCGACACCGTAACCCTGCGCTCAATGTGCGAGCGTGGGTATATCAAACGGGTTTTTCCGGCCGATATCGGCGCTTATATCCCGCGCCTAAGCCCTTTATTCGCGGGGCTAATGCCGTTATGACAATCTCACTTATTGCGGCCGCTATCGTCATTCTAATGATTCTAGTCTTTGACTTATAAACCATCTCACACCACACAACGCCCTACGGGGCGTTTTTTACGGGCTTTAGATGTGTTACGGCCGCGAGCGGTGTACCGGCCCGCACTACCAAGCCTTCGGCCATTACGCGCAGCTCTGATTTTTTATATCCCACCATATCAGGCGCACAATAAACCTGTTTTTTGGTGGTGAGCTCACGCGTGGCTAACCGGCCACAGTCGAACCAACTGCACTCGAGTAACGCGTGCAATAGGGCGCCCTGGCTAACCTTATAGGTGCCTGGTGCGTTGAGAGATAACGTGTCACAAATAACGTGAAAGGGGCTCGCTATGACGCCACCGGCGAACACCCCTCGGCGCTCGCGGATCATATCGACTAGGTACGACTCATTTGCGCTCATACCCTGTTCGATTAGGGTTAACTTAAATTCAGTCACGGGAGGCGCGGCCGACGGGTTAAACGCCGAAACATCACGGGCCGCAAGCCACGCCGCGCACGCGGCCACGCCACCACGGGCAAACCATGCCCATATTTTGGCGCTCACCTCGGGGGCCATGCGGGGGGCGTTTGATTTAAGGGCAAACCAGCGCCGATCCTGACTATCAAGGGTAATGGGCACCGCGTCATTACTAAACGCCAGTACCATACACCTGTTCACCATATCGTACGGTTTCAGGCCCTTACGATTGATCGACAGGTACTCGGGGGGCGCGGCGATGATGGGCTTTAATTTGTTCGCCAGGGCGCGCCTGTCTTTGGCGTCGGGCTCGCGTAATTCGTTGAGTATCAGTATCTCGCTCTCAAGCGCGTAATTAAACTGTGACGACATAGTGTCGGAGTCCAACAGGCCACGGTTCACGGCGTTATCGCCACATACGGCCCATATAAACGGGTGCCACATGGTGTCTTTGCCCGAACCCTGTACGCCGGTATGTAGCACCGCGTGGTTGATCTTGGTTTGCGGGTGTTGCAGCTTATAGGCCATGACGTTAAAACAATGCTCAAGCGTATCCGCGTCGGGCACTAGGTGCCTACAATGCTCAAGCCACGGGGTAATGTCGCCAGGCACCGCTACGGGCCGAGCGTCGCGCCACCTATTGCCGTACACGTCACCGCCTCGGCTAACCAAGACGGTATCGCCGGCCGCGTACGTTATCCCCACCAACGCGGGGGCGCCGTTCTCTTGGCGCAGTTCATCAAAACAGACTGAGGCCTCAATATGGCGACCGGTGCGGATTGACTTGCAAATGACGTGGCGAAACAGTGCGTTAAACGTGCCTCGGCTAATCTCGCGTCGGTCTTGCAAGTCAAAATAGCTATCGTCGGACTGAATGTAAGCGAACCGCCCGAACCACTCGCGCTTTTGTACGCGCCCGAGCTCTCGGTTTTCAATCTCGGTTTGACGCTTTTTAACATCATCAGGAAAAGCGGCCGTGGGGGCGATAA